CGTATTGGTGTGGCCTCGAAAAAGGAAAAAATTTTGTACCAATCTTGCCACATTTTTCATAAGCAAGGTAAATACTATATCGTACACTTTAAAGAAATGTTTTCTTTGGATGGAAAACCCACAGACATAAGTGAAAACGATATTGCTCGGAGAAACACCGTAGCAAAATTGCTTTCTGATTGGGGTCTACTAAAGGTAGTCAAAGAAGAATCAATTAAAGAGCCGATAGTCTCTATTTCTCAAGTCAAAATAATCTCACATAAAGAGAAGAATGATTGGCAATTAATACCGAAATATAATATCGGTTCAAAGCTGAAAACCTATTAATCTAATAAATAGATTTAGTGCCCACCTTAGGGCCGTTTGACGTAAACGGTAGTATAATCAGTTATACAGGCGTCCGAGCAATTGAACTGCCTCTCGTTAGTAGGCGCTGGATAAAGTAACCAGCAAGTTATGCCTTCGGGGTAACATTTTTAATCAACTCGCTTTTAGGAGAAAACTATGACACATCTATCATTGCCATACGGCAAATCTTTGCTTCCGTCCACCGTCGGCTTTGACCGACTATTGAGCACCTTTGAAGAGTTTGACACTCTACTAAGTCAAGGTGTTAAAGTTCAAAGCTATCCACCATACAACATTCTCAAAGAAGATAATGAAAATTACACAATTGAAATCGCTGTCTCAGGTTTCAAACGTGATGAAATTGAAATCACTTCGGAAGGTGGAAAACTTTACGTGAATGGAGCAATCAAGACCGCAAGAACCTCCGATAAGTATCTACACCGTGGTATTGGTACAAGGGATTTTTCCCACAAATTTGTGCTTTCCGAAACCATTGTTGTTAAGGATGCTGATATCGTTGACGGTTTATTGGTCATCAATCTGGTAAACATCATTCCAGAAGAAAAGAAACCACGTAAAATCGAGATTGGTTGTAGCAAAAATACAACATAAGTCTTGACAAAGTGACGTGGCCATGTTAGAATACTTGTAAGTAACTCGGATTCTAACATGGAAATCTTCTTATCCTCATATAGTCTTTTTGTTTTAGGTGCATTCCTAGGCGCACTATTGGGTCGGACATTTACTTTTGGAATCCTTGCCGTTTGTTTTTTGATTATGTTGATTATATTATGAGAACTGAACATCCAATCAAACTGAAGAATAAATTTTCTCCTTCGGAAGTCTATTACACCTACGCACATTGGCCTCAAAAAGAAATTGATGGCGTGCCTTTTATGCCGGTGGTAAAATCTACTCCGTCACAAACAAATACTCAAACTGTGCATTTTATGCGAAAAGATTCTTTGGAGAAAGTAAAATGAAATTAGCCCTCGCCTCGGACATCCACCTGGAATTTGGTACTATCTCACTTGAAAATACTGAGAACGCTGATGCTTTGATTCTGTCTGGTGACATTTGTGTTGAAAAAGACCTTCTTGAACGAAGTATAAATGAAAATGAATATAATGACAAGTCTTCTAAGATTCATAAATTCTTTGAAGAATGTTGCGCTAGATTCCCTGCCGTTATATACATCGCCGGGAATCATGAACATTATCATGGTGATTATGGCCACACTATTGCAAATCTGCGTAGTCGGCTTGGTTATTTGGCAAATCTACACATTCTAGATAAACAAGTAATCAAAATTGGTGATGTAACATTCATTGGTGGTACTCTTTGGACAGATATGAACAAAGAAGATCCACATACTTTGTATCGCATCAAGAGTTACATGAACGATTATCGTATCATTCAAAACAGTAATGAAGTGATTCATTTTAAAGATGAAGATGGAAAATTTCATACACGTACAGCAAAATTTTCACCAGAAGATTCTGTTAAAGACCACAAAGCAATGTTGAAATTCATTGATGAGGTTATCAACGGCAACGTGAATGATAAGTTTGTAGTTGTTGGGCATCATTCGCCTAGCAAACTATCGACGAAACCGCAATATGAAAAAGATGTTTTGGTAAATGGTGCTTATAGTTCAGATTTGTCTGAGTTTATCCTTGATCGTCCACAAATTAAATTGTGGACTCATGGGCATACTCACCATGAATTTGACTATATGATTGGTTCTACTCGTATTGTTTGCAATCCTCGTGGTTATATTAACTATGAGGCACATGCTGATAATTTTGAATTGAAATTTTTGGAGATTTAATTATGCCTATATTTGAAGTTGATGTTTTGGTTTCTTTTCGCAATAAGTATTTCATCGAGGCTGAGAGTCTTGAACATGCATATGATGAATTGGTAATGACAGAACATGATCGTGAATTTGAAGAAGTTTCACAAAAGTTTCTCGGTGAACAAATCATCGAAGGGCGTCAGACCACCATTGAAGCGGCTAAAGAAACTGTCAATCGATTGAAAGGTGACAAGGAAGAAATGTGTTGCTATTGGATGGAAGATAACCTCATCCATAAGATTGATTACGATAAGTAATTTTATGATCTTATTAAGACATAGTAAACAACGTTAAAAATTGCAGCCAAGATAGCTAAGCCAACCAAAGAACCAATCACAATTATTAGGTCTTCTGCTAATTGTTCTCTTTGTTTGGCTTTGTCTTTTGCCATTTGTAACTCTGCGGCATTTCTTTCTTTAATTAGGCGTGTTCGTTCGCGCAGCATGTCTTCCCAAACATCGGCGTTACCACTGTATATCAACAGTTCTTTAAGCTCTTTTTCGGCATCTCTGAGTCTTTTCGAATTCATAGCAAGTTCTAAAGCTACAGCACTTAAATCACTGTCACTTTTACCGACATTTTTTGCTTTCACTTTGACTGAAGCAGAATGTATTTTATCGGATGAAGTGAAAAATTTTACAAACTCACCAGTTAAAGAATGAACTTCTTTACCTAGAGCCATTGCCTTTTTGATGTTATTAACGGACGCTTGGGCCACACTAAAAGCTATGCCGATTGAAACGGGATCAATCATACCATTATTTAGGATTTAAATGAAACAAAAATTTATTGAAGCATATATGAAGACCGCAGAGACTTTTGCGGGACTATCATCTGCTGTGAGACTCCATGTTGGTGCGATTGTTGTAAAAGATGATCGCATCATTTCTATTGGTTACAATGGAATGCCCTCAGGTTGGGATAATAACTGTGAATATAAAGTTTGGGATAGCACGGGTGATTATGAACTAAAAACTAAACCAGAGGTGCTTCATGCTGAAACGAATGCAATTGCAAAGTTAGCCAAATCTACGGAATCTGGCCAAGGTGCTACTATGTTTGTTACTCATGCGCCGTGTTTAAATTGCGCCAAACTGGTTTATCAAAGTGGTATCAATTCAGTATATTATCGGAATGCTTATCGTTCTGATGACGGTTTGCAATTCTTAGAGAAAGCTGGAGTTAAGGTAACTCAAATTTAATTTTACATTATGAAAGTCTCCAGTTACTAAATACCGATAGCAACTGGAGCAAAAAATGAAGGTCAGAATAATTAACTGTCCAGACAAAAACTTCAAACCCTTTGTCGAAAGGGCGGTAGATTTTTATGCTCAAAATTTAATACCCTCCAAAAGACTTAAAGATAACATACATCTGACAGTCAAATTTAATTCAAAAATAAATGTTTGGGCTTTCGCTTCCATAAAAGAATATAATGCCTCAAAGAAGGCTAGACAATTTCTTATTGAAATCCATCCCTGGATTGGAGCCGCAGGAATATTGGAAACCCTTGCACATGAAATGGTGCATATCAAACAATTCGCATACGGTGAAACAAACGAAACACTTTCCAAGTGGAAAGGGCTTCCAATAAATGCAGATGAAATTGATTACTATTATCATCCGTGGGAACTGGAAGCATACGGGCTAGAGACAGGGCTGTGGACAAAGTTTGCAGTTAAAGAAGAATTGTGGAATGTTTTTCGGGGTGTCAGTGATCCTTCTGCACCGATAAAAAAGAATGTGATAAAGTGGAAATATTTTTAAAAAAAGCCTTGCCGAACCAAAAAAAAGCCTATATAATAACACTATGACAGACTTATTCAACCTCTTATCCAAAACAGCCTCGCTGACAGAGTATCGCACACCGTTTATTGGTAGCGATAATCAGTCATGGGCACCGGCGAAGGGTAGTGGAACAAAGTAAAGCATAAAAGTAAACTAAAGTTTCACAACCCTCACAACGAAAGTTCTGAGGGTTTTTTGTTTGGAAGTGTTGTAATCTTACAACAACAAGTGTTGACAAAACATCCAGTTCTGTTATACTTGATTCTTCAGTTGAGAAAGTCATCGAACTTCTCGACACGGTTCTTTAAAAAGTTAAGTGTAATTTTATTCCCGAATGGTGTAGTGGTAGCACAGCAGACTTTGACTCTGTTAGTATAAGTTCGATTCTTATTTCGGGTGCCATATTGAAATATATTCATCATTGGTTGAGGGCCTGTAGCGGATGGTATCCGGGACTACTCAACGAAGCAGCATTAACCAGCGCGATGAAAAGCCCCTATACGGCGAGAGTATGTTTCAATATGGTTAATGTTATCGGCCGGTAACATCCATACTGGGGAGTAATTAATCTCAGGAACTCGTAGTCTTCTAATGGCAGGAAAGGCCCGCCCAGGGTTTAATGCAGGTTCGAATCCTGCCTACAATGAGTTTGCCATATAAAAACATATTCTAAAACATAACGATTTAGGATCATCAACGGGTACTTTCAGCATATCCGCGAGTGTGTTTTTATATGGTAAAAAGTTAAGCGGTTGGCCCGTAAACTTGAGAGGACTGATCATCCTTAACCATGCTGGGGAGTAATTACCCTCAGGAACTCGCGGTGATGAAATGGTATACATAGGCTCATTATAGAGCCGGTGGGTCTAAGCGCCACATGTAGGTTCGAGTCCTACCCTCAATGAGTTTGCTATATAAAAACATATTCTAAAACATAACGATTTAGGATCATCAACGGGTACTTTCAGCATATCCGCGAGTGTGTTTTTATATGGTATAGTGTAATGCGAATGCACGGGAACGCCACATAAGTCACTTTAAGTAGTGCGGTGGAACAAGTTTCAGGTCCGGTAAAAACCCGGTACGCCATATAAAAACATTTTCGACGGACAGTCCGCCTCCGCCAGAGTGCGGCTTCATTGTTCGGTTACCTGGCAGTAGCGAAAGGTTCTTAGTGCCAGCTTTGAACTGATATTGAAAATGTTTCTATATGGTAAATATTTTGGAAGCGTGGCAGAGTCCGGTTTAATGCAGCAGTCTTGAAAACTGCCGGCTCGAAAGGGTCCGTGAGTTCGAATCTCACCGCTTCCACCAAATTTAGGAGTTTGTATGAATGAAGATTTAGTTTATCGTTTAAGAAAACGTGCAGAAATTCGCAGACAAATTCAAGATAGAAAATCTGTTCAAGAAGGTAAGCCAGATAGAATTGCTGACTTGCTTGAAGAAGCAGCAAATAGAATTGAAAAATTGGAGAGTGGGCAGGACGGTAATGCAGCAAATTGCTAATTTGTCATTCAGAAATGGGTGAGTGGGTTCGACTCCCACACTCTCCGCCAAGTTTTGTAGTCTGTGTCTGGTACATGGGTAAACGGAGTTGCGGAATGGCGAAAGCCACGTTAAATATCGAAGCGCAAATTAATAGGGTTGTGTCTCTTCCTACTACAAATTAGTTTTATGTGGGTGTGTAGCCGAATGGTTAGGCCACGGATTGCAAATCCGTATTATGCAGGTTCGAACCCTGTCACCCACTCCAAATTTAGATGTTGTATTTTTGCAACATCATGGTTGACAAGACGAATGGTTGTGTTATACTTCATTCATGAGTTGAGAAATCAACAAACAACTGCAAATGAGCAGACGTTGTTTAAAAGCAACAGAGCAAAAAAAGTAGTTGACAAGAAAGTTTATTGTGTTATAATAGACACATAGCAGAAAATGATCGAGTTATCTGCAAATTGATCCTTAAAAAGTTAAGTGTAATTTTTGTGCACCTATCGTCTAACGGTTAGGACGCTGCCCTTTCAAGGCGGAAACGAGGAGTTCGATTCTCCCTAGGTGTACCATTTGTTTAGTGTTATCAGGGTATCGTGTATGGACGCTTACACTATACGGGCCTAACTGGCGAGGGACAGGTCCTGATATAACTGCTTAGTCGCTATGGACGGAAGCGCACCGACTCCTAAATCGAGCAGATAACACTAAACAAATGGTAATTTTTGGG